CCAAACGTTAAGTCAGCAGCACCATTTGCATAGGCTTGAGCATCATAAAGTAACATGGAATTAACAGGAGAAGTCCAAGGAATATCAAAAACTACATCCGTATCACAATTAACGTCAAATTCCACATGAGGAAGTTGTGTTAAAGCCATCAGACTCCTGTGACGCATAGCCGGAGCAACACCTAATGAACCACCATGTGGAATGAAAGCTAAGATATATCTGCCCGCTTGAAATTTTGTACCGTTTATTACTAGACGGACTCGATAGTCAAAGCGAATAGAATAAAATCCTCGCATTTTGTCCTTCCACAAAGTTGGGAAACCCGCATATTTTACAATATACGAGAAGGTGGGAACCGATGGAGCAAAAGCAGTGGAATCCAAAGCCAAATCTGCTAACCTATAAGGTTTAGCTAGAAAAGTCTTGATATCTTGTATGAAGTTAGTTTCAGTAGATTCAAGTGTGGTACTATCCAAAGTTTTTGCATTCATATAAGTAGAGCTAGATACTAATTTGGACTCATCATCCAAGAAAGTAGTTGCTCCATTTTGCTCCATAGGAGCTGTTTCTATATGTTCAGCGATCCGTATACTAGTTGGCTTGGGATCAAAAATCCAACTAGGTAGCATCCTAGATAGTGGTGGTTAACCGGCCCATCTTGGAAGTAAGTGTAAAAACACCAGGCCTCTAACAGTGTAGACAAATCAAACTTCTTATTGCTAATTCGGAAGTTATCAAGGAAAAATACACTGAGTTATTGGATGTTTAACGTGTTCCCACACGTTTGGATGTTTAACGTCATCCCTGACTGATATTAATAAATTATACACATCGAATGGTTAAATAGAAGAAACAAGTGGATTACTTACCCCAAGGTAAGTCCAACTGGCATACGAAGTCAAGCCACGTTAACCAGTCTTCAGACCTCGGTTGATATCCTACTTCTTTCATAAAAGGCAAGACTTCTCTCGTTTTATCAACGAAAATATCTTTACCCCAAAGTGCTAATTCATATATCGACCTTTCACAATTAGCCAACATAATTTCATGACTATCGTGCTTTTTGGTCCAATAGGGGATCTCCAAAATAGTTTCCATCCTTAAAGGTCCCACATATCTACCAACAGCATTTTCATACCTAAAGGTTCTTTTCAAAAATTCAACATCTGTCAACTTCCTGAAGTCGGGAACGTCTCCTTCCACTTTCGTTTCAGAAGTATATTGTTGCCCCAATTCAGCAAAAATTTCAGTTAGTTTATTTTGTGAAAAAATACGCTGGGCAGTATCGGCAACACTAAGAAGATTATCGTCACCTAAAAAGATGGCTTTAACTTTCTTAGAAAAATCCAACAAAGAACATAAACTACCATCGTGAGCACGAACCCACGCCATACGAAATAACGTCATGTTATACATACAGTTTATTATTGTTGTCCAAGGATGACCTGAAGGCAACGACTGACACCATTCTATAAGCTTGTCACCCAAAACATGAGTGGACTCATAAACATGGCGCCACAATTCCCTGCGTATAACATCATGTTCTCGATCAGTGAATTGTTCAATAACAACATCACCAATCTTTTTAAGAACTTGCCTGGCTTCATGAGCATCGAAAGCTTTGAAATCACCTGCTATCTTGTCCACAGCGTCAAAACCGTTAGGGGACAAGTATTTAGCAAGTGTGTGCCATTCCTCTGAATATGGATTCATACCAACAGCTATTTCATTAAAAATTCTGTTGCTCATGATTTGGGAAGCCATAGCACCAAAATACTTTTTGAAAAGTATATAGTACTCGACATTTGATCCGGCAAAATAGCGGGTTGAACCGCTGTTTGCTTTCTCTATGGGCCTCCTCTCATCTTTGAGATTACCAGTATAGTAGAATTGGACTTTCTCTCCTCTAGACATTCTAGTTTCTTTATCTAAAATGATAGATTCAAGTTTATGCCAATGTTCTCCTTCAACTTCCAATCCATCATATGAAAAGAAGCGCATTTTACCTGGTTTATTTGGAACGGGCTCAGTACACCATGGATAACCGGGACTGGTATTCCTAGGTATTGCATCCAAATACGGGACGTTGGGGTCACCGAATATAGCTTGCTGAAAAGTTATAGTTTTTAACTCCGTTCGATCAGAATTGGTCAAACTTTTAACTACTGCAGAAGTAACACACGCTTCCACTAATGAATCATCATAGATAAGTTGTGGTGCATCATACTTTGCTAAAGCTACGTGAAGTGGTTTCACAAGTTCGCCATCTTTTAAAAAAGGTCTCAGATGAGCAGGGCGCGTCAAAGCGCGTCCCCACTTTCCATAAAGTTTCGATCTTCTTATTTGGGTAAAACTCTGCAAGAAAACCTTAGGATTCGCCTCTCCAACAACTTTGAAGGTTTGAGTTGTGTCAAAAAAACTCTGACCTAACCACTCACCAACTAAACTATCGGGGAAAACCGCACACATAGATTTTGAACACGACAACCAGCTGTTAATACCAGCACAATGAATACCAATAAAATATTTATTGTTTTTTTTGGCTATCCGCAAGCATATATGGAAGACCGCAATCTCCTTTAGCTCCTGGCATTTCTGTAACAAGAGCTACTGGAACATCATAAATTTTTCCATCACTGGAAAACCTCTCAGTCAGCTCAACTGAACCTTTCATTACGATACGACTATTATAGTCATCGCGATATGAAAAGACATTTATACCGTTACGTTGTTTTAACGTAGACTGCGTACAAATAAATTTTGAAACGTCTTTGTGATGTCGAACATCGTCACAATGAACTGCAACATATTCTTCGTCATCGTATAAGACATTTTCCAAAATTTCAGTTGTAAGATTGAATTCGGTTCCATCCTTAATAGAAACGCACTTAAGTTTACCGTCTAGATCTCTAGAGAGAATTTCTTCTCGCACATGTCTGTTGAGTACAAAAGCTCTTCCCTTTATAAAGAAACCATGACCTACATTCGTATTTCCCAAAACAAGTTTATAATAGTTGGCTAATACGGCGTTAGAAATGTTTCGTGAATTTTCACCAAAACAACCAACTTGAGCTGTAAAGTTATTCTTAGTTGCGTACGCATTATACCGCTTATACAATTGGTTTAACACGAATATGCAAACAAAAAATTTCAAAACAACTTTAATAGGAGCCCATGGATCAGACACCAAATAATCAAAGAACTCAAACGTTGAACGTCCAATACGATCAACTGCCTGACCAATAACTAATGATATGTGATCTCGAGTTTCTAAACAAATCTCATGAAGAGTTTTAGCAACAACAGGAGGTCCTATGTAAAAGCTTTGCAAACGATCCAATATTATCTTGGAAAGTTCGCATCTCAAGGAATCTTCGCTATCGAAGTATTCGCTCGATTGAACTATACTACTATGAAACTCAATATATGATACTTTATCTCTCATGTCAAACAAAACATTCGCTTGAGGCAATTCAATACCAATAACCTTAGCATATTTAACAAATTCACCTCTGTTAGGATCAGTGTCAATATGACCTAAAGCCTTACGTAGAGACAGTAACTCATCTATAGATAATTCATCCAAGACATCATATGAGACAAGCCTATTCTGCTCTTTCATTTTACCAATCACAGCACCTAGAATAGCTTGTTTACGTTCGTTATTCAAACTAGTAACCATAGCTTTCTTTTTACTGTAGAATTTTTCCACAATCTTATCGATCAATTCGCGAGTTCCAATTGGGCGTTCGACATGCGTACACCATTGGGAACCTACTTTAAAGTGATGGACCAAATAGCAATCGTGAATAGACCACATATCTGCTTTTTTAGCTTTATCATGATCTAATTTCCACGTCAACCTGTCTTCTACGCTATCTCCCTTCGGATTAACAGCGAATTCTTTTTTAACGCACAAGTTCACTTCAAAATCGAATCTGCGCGCTAGTGCCTCCGGATAATCCAGAGCAGCATCAGCAGAGTGAAGCGTTGAAGTAACATTAGATGTACACATAATTAACTTACTAGTGAAATATGTGTTTCCTTTGTTTTCCAAATGTGCCATATTTAAGTTGTATGGACTATTATTTACCATATTGATAAGTTCAGCTTTCACGTTGTCTTTTGTTTCAAGCTTGCTCTTAACTAAGTCAAACTCATCGATAAATGTACAAAACTGTCCGAAATATCCATCCCAATAAGCTTGGGAAGGATTCCTACTATAAAGGTATTCGTTCATATTTGCACCTATATCTTCAGGGTTAGTATCAGACATCAACTGACCAAGAACATTAGCCAAAAGAGGTCTTATTAAACTTGTTTTACCAATACCTGATTGACCTGAAAACATGACACACACAGGTTCTTGACGAACTTTAGAGTGTCCTATTCCTCGTGAACTAAAACTACATTCAATACGTAATAATTCATTATATAACCTGTTCATCATATTGTAAACAGTTGAATATTCTGGCATTGACTTAATATTAATCATGAGCGCTGAAAATCTCACTTTCAGTAATGTCAATGTCTCATAATTTGAAACACTATAAAACTGCTCTTGAGAAATTTTAGCGATATATTTTTCAACATCGTCCACCCATAACGCCATACGCGTGTCTGGGTGTGCACAGCCGAAAACTTCAACAATCTTCTTTTCTACTCCAAAATATTGCAACAAAGGCTGTATACTTGACAACAACCATTTGCCAAACGTTGAAATATCTGTTATTTCACGTGATAGACCCCACGTATCATTTGCAAATCTTTTGAAAGATGAAAATGATTCTGTGGTGTATCTACCTGAAAAGAAAATAAATACAATTTTCAAGATAGCTGAGAAATCAAACGATTGGCCTTGCCACGAGCAGTTCTCTTGAAAAGCTTCCAAAAGAGCATCTTTTCTGGATAAAATAATATCCAAATATTTCTTTGGAAAAACAATAATTGATAATCCTAAAATTGCGCCGATTAAGGTCACGTTTTGGAAACCGTTAATACCATATTCCAAACAAACTGACACCACCAAAAACAAGCTAGCCCAAAAGAAACAAGAGTCCATTTGAGCATCTGTAGCACCAAAAGACTTCCAAAAACTCATTAAGAATTTTTGTACAAAATTATAGTGCGTAGTGTCAAAAGAATCTCTTAAAGACTTCGCTGCTTGTGTAACTTCAACTGTATTTGAAAGTATGGCAGATATTTCACCTTCCTTGCTTCTAATAAAGTCGACAAGTAGAGATAAATCCCCACATGTTTCTGATATTTTCGAAGTGGCTTCAGAAAAATCTGCACCTAGCATAAAATCGATTATACCGCTTTGACCACACCACTCAAGTGATTTCTTTTTCCAAGTTCTCATTCTATCTCTATTTTTCTTATGGAGTTTGTGAGTGTTGGCCATAACCTGAGCATTTAGGTCTTTTACGAACCTAGCTTCTTTTGCTTTGTCTATAGAAGACTTAGCTTTATTGATTAGTTTCCCATTGTTATCACTCTCCAACCTGGTAGCGTTGGAGGAGGATGCTGTAACTGCATTAAGCTCACCAGCATTTCCATGAGCCAAAACGTTTTTATTCCCATAGACTGACTTTAATAACATTTTTGCTTTATATATTGGTTATTAGGCTTCGCCATGGAACCACCTACACTTGCATCCTTCACATTTTCATTAAATCGCACTTCGCTTGTATCGTTTGCCACGTACAATAACGAAATGAAACGCGCTTAGGCGCCGCAGACCTGCCAAGAAAAATTGACACTTGACATATTTTTGTTATGAATATAAAACAAATTGATTCATTATTCAAAATTTTTAATAATATATATAGAAGTTGGGCACAAAGCCCGAAAATGGGTGGTCGAATGACCAATACATTTTCCCGTGACCCAGGGAGGGGGTAAAAAGGAGAAAGTAATAATGTTTGTCCTGAACAAATACATTATCCTTCCAATAATACGT